GTAGTCGGCCCCGACGCCGTCGCGAACCAGGCCTTCAAACCGGATGGCCAACGCCATCAGTTTCGCCACTCGGGGCAACCGAGCGGGGACATCCTGGGCCGGGGCGTCGCCCGGTCGGAGTTCCTTGCGGGAGCGCTGGCTGCGGACGACGTGAAACTTGGCCGTGACGGTGAGGCGATTCATCGGCGGGACTCCTGGGTCTGAGACTCGGCTTGGAACATTTTGATCCCCGTGGGGCGGAACGTGATGGCCACGGTGCCCTCCGCACCGTCGTAGTCGACCCGTTCGATCAGCAGTTCGAGCACACGGGATTTTTCTCCCGTGCTGAGCGCCTCCCAGACCGGATCGAACTCCCGCAGCGCGTTGGCAACTTCGTCCTCGTGGAGCGATTCGGCCTGCAGACCGATCGCCTCCTCGCGAACCTCCGTCAGCCGGCGCTCGCCGTGGCGAATCTGCTCGTGCAGTTCGGCGAGCGTGCCAGTCTCCGGTTCGGCACCCAGCGCGGCCCGCTGCAGGAGCGCGTTCTTCGCCGCCAGATCCTTCTGGACTGCCCGCCGCTCCTCTTCGAGCACTGCGAGCCGAGATTCCGTCTGGCAGCGGATGGCGGCGACTGTGTCGGCCAACAATGTTGGATCGCGCCCCAGGTCGCGCACTTGCGACACCACGAACTGCTCCATCTCGACCGCCGGCACGGACTTCGACGGGCAGGTGTGCCAGCCCCGTTTCTGGGCCTGGACGCAGACGTAGTATCGATACCGCTTCCCGCCCTTCGTCGAGTGGGAGTGCATCATGCCGCAGCCGCAGGACCGGCAATGGAGCAGTCCCTTGAGCAGAGCCCCGAACCGGTTGCGGACGCCGGCCCCGCCGTTGCGGTGATTCAGCCGCAGCAGGGACTGGACCTTCTTGAACAGTTCCGCATCTACGATACCGGGATGCTCGCCTTCGTAGATTTCCTCTCGGTAACAGACCTTGCCGAGGTAGACCATGTTGGTCAGCAGGTTGTAGAGCGTGTTCTTGTCGAACGGCCGCCCGCCGCGCTGCGTTCCCTTCTTCGTCGTCCACTGTTTGGTGACCCAGCCCAGCCGGTCCAGTTCGGCCACCGTTGGCAACAACGCCTGGTGCTGCAGGTACATCTCAAAGATGCGGCGAACCAGGATCGCCTCCCGCTCGTTGACCACCAGCCGGGATGCGGCCCGGTCGAGGTCGTAACCCAACACGGGGGCCCCGCCGACGTACTTTCCCTTGCGCCGGGCGGCCGCCATCTTGTCTCGCGTTCGTTCGCTGATGATCTCCCGCTCGAACTGCGCGAACGACAGCAGCACGTTCAGCATCAACCGCCCCATCGAGGTGGTCGTGTTGAACTGCTGGGTCACCGAAACGAATGAGACGCCGTGCCGATCGAACGTTTCCATGATCCGGGTGAAGTCCAGGAGTGACCGGGAGAGCCGGTCCACCTTGTAGACCACCACGACGTCGACGAGTTTGGCCTCGATGTCGTTGAGCAGACGTTTGAGGGCCGGGCGGTCCATGTTGCCGCCGGTGAATCCGCCGTCGTCATAGCGCGTGGCAACACATTCCCAGCCCTCCTCGACCTGGCTCTTGATGAACGCCTCGCCGGATTCGCGTTGGGCGTCCAGCGAGTTGAAGTCCTGGTCGAGCCCCTCTTCGGTACTTTTGCGGGTGTAGATCGCGCAGCGCAGGACGCGAGTTGGTTTTCGAGTGCCATTGCGAGTCATTGATCGTCTCCTTTTCCGGCCAGCCCGAAGAACAGGAACCCGCTGGTGTGCGAGCCCGTGATCGCCTTGGCGACGGCGCTCAGCGACTTGTAGGTCTCGCCTTCCCACTCGAAGCCGTTCCGCAGCACCAGAACCTGGATCGTTCGCCCCTTGTACTCGCGGGTCAGCAGCGTGCCGGGGAACGGCAGGCGACGGTCGCCTGAAAAGGAAACAGCCGCCGTTTTCACGGCGGCTGCTAGGGGAGCGGCGTCAGGTTGCGGTCGCCGCGGTGGGGCCTTCATCCGCAGATCGGCGTCGTTGGCGATCTCTGCCGCCCGCTGCCGGGCCCGTTCGCTGAGGTCGCCCTCGAGATTCGCCTGCATCCGCCAGATGATCCGTTTGATTAGCCAAGTTCGGTGGTTCGACCGGCAGGCTTCCTGGAAGACCCCTTCATACTTGTCGCGGAGCTCCCGCGTGGTCATCCGCTCCAGGGCGGACAATTCCTTCGTGACTTTCAGTGGCATGCTGTGCCTCGCTGACTGGGTGGGAAACATCGGGACGATCTCGCAACCGTCAACCCGTGGGCACACTGAGCCGGATCGGCCCCGGAACCTCAAGGCATGTTCGACCGGTACCGGGATGATCCCGCCTATCCCCACTTCTGGTGGAGCCCATGTCGCTGGGATAAACTGATGCGTCCTACAGACCACATCAGTGATGGCGGCAGCGCGAGGAGCGGACCATGCCCGTCGATGTCTCAATCTGGCGCATCGGCCAGAAGCTGGAACGCCTGCAGTTCGAGCCGATGCCCACCGAGGGCCGGCTTGAGACGCTGTTGGCGGCCGACATCTCGGTCGTGGACCCGAATCTGCTGCTCATCGGCCGCCAGGTGCCGACGGCGCACGGCAAGTTCGTCGACCTGCTGGCAATGGACCCGGATGGCAAGCTCACCGTCTTCGAACTGAAACGCGATCGCACACCCCGCGAGGTGGTCGCCCAGCTCCTGGACTACGGTTCCTGGGTCCGCGGCCTCGATAATGATGACGTGGCCGCCATCTTCGCCAACTACTTGCAGAAGTATCATCCCGACCACGCCGGCGCATCGCTGGACCAGGCCTTCCGCGAGCGCTTCCAGGTCAAGGACGTCCCGGAATCCTGGAATGAAGGGCACGAGCTGGTCGTCATCGCCAGCGAACTGGACCCGAGCACCGAACGGATCGTCAACTACCTCGCGGAGGAATACGGCGTCTCGATTAACGTGGTCTTCTTCCGGTTCTTCCGCGATGGCGATCGGGAGTACTTGAGCCGCGCCTGGTTGATCGACCCAGCCGAAGTCGAAACGGCCGTGGCCGAGAACCGCGGCGAATTGGCCTGGAACGGCGAATACTATGTGTCGTTCGGCGAAGGCCAGCACCGCAACTGGGAAGACGCGCGAAAATACGGGTTCATTTGTGGGGGCGGCGGATCGTGGTACAGCCAGACGCTCGGACAACTGGAACCGGGAGCCCGGATCTGGGTCAACGTTCCGGGCCAGGGTTATGTCGGCGTCGGGCGCGTGGTGGCCCCGGTCGTGCCGCTGGACGAGTTCCTGGTTCCCGGCAACAACGGCCAGGAAGTGCCGATCACGTCGATGCCACTGAAGGCCCCGAACATGAACGATCCGACCCGCACACCCGAGGAGCGCGAACACCTCGTCCGCGTCAAATGGCTCAAGACCGTCCCGCTCAACGAGGCGATCAAGGAGAAGGGCTTCTTTGGCAACCAGAACACCGTCGCCAAGCCCAAGAACAAGAAGTGGCTGCATACGATCGATCGCCTGAAGACGCGGTTTCATGTCTCGGATGACGCCTGAACGTCGTGCGGTTGCACAGTTGGCCCGATGGATGATTCGGCAGTCTGGTCCGAGCGCCGGCGCGCTTCCTGGTGCCGCAGAACTCCACGGGCCAGGAGTTCGGCGATCTCGGCGCGGCGCTCGTCCGGCGACATGGTTTCGGGCAGATGCGTGCTGATCGACATGCGTGCTCAACCCTCTCCCGCAGCGCAGCGGCAACAGTGCTGACAACAGCCGCAGTCGTGACATTGACACGTGGCCGACCCGCAGGAATGACACGGGACGGGTAGAGACGGTGAGTTGGTCATTCCGATCCTTTATGGCACGGAGAACTGACGAGCCGCCGCCGCGACGCAATCGGCCGGGTGGGCTGACCAGGGGCGAATGACGGGAATGCCGAGTTCGTCGGCGTACTGACACTCGCGCGTCGCACCATTCGAGTCGCCGGGAACCCGGAGCACGGCGTCACAGCGCGCCAGCAACTCCCGGTCATAGTCCAGCCAGATCTCGTAGCGTTTCGGCGAAACGAGGTGCCAGGCGAGCGTGAGATGCGGAATCAGCGGCGTGAACCCGGCGTCGAGCAGAGCGTCCGCAATGCGGATCATGCGATGTGTGTTCGCGACCGGGTCCGGCGCGGTGTAGGGACCGGCCAAGTAGATCAGCGGGCGATGCGCGGTCGCCGTCCGCTTTTCGGCATGTCGCTCGCGTTCGGGCAAGGTCTCGGTTGGTGGTTCAGCGATCACAAAGCCTCCAGTGGAATGCGACAGTTAGCGGCTGCGAAGGAGCCACGGTTCGAAGTAGGCCTGCTTGCCGTTGAGCACGACGCCGCAACCCAGGAGCGGCTTGTGGGCGAACCGACGGCCGTATTCGAATTGCATACGGCTGGCGTCGATCCCGCAGCCGACGGAGAGGCCGAACACCCGGAACTCGGGATTGGCCCACCAGCGGACGCCGGCCTGGTTATGGAAATGGCCGATGACGGTGGAGCGGAAGTTGTCGCGGGCTTGCTGGAACGCCGCGTCCTGGCCACCGCGACCGCTATCGCCATGCGAGTAAGTCACACCGTCGATCAGCAGCTTGGTGAACCGGGGATGGATCACCCAATCCACGTTCCACATGTCGGCGTAATCGCGGAGGAGTTCCGGCGGCAGCCCGGCCGTCACGGCCTGACGCTCAGTCAGTGCATCGTGGTTGCCGATCAGCCAGTCGGCCTGCGGGAACGCGAGCGCCAAGGACGCGACTTGTCGTTTGGCGCGGGCATATTCGAGCGTGGCGTTTCTCAGACTGGGGCTTTTCTCGTGGTACGAGATCGACGCCCAGTCCACGAGATCGCCGATATGGACCACACGATTGACCGCGTAGACGTCCGCCACACGCTTCAGAAAATCGACGTAGCCGGTCCGCATGCCGGGGCAATGGGTATCGCCAATCACAAGCACGCGGGCCAAAGTCAGCCTTTCGGATGGAGTGTGCCGTCCGCCCGTTGTCGCAGGACGATCTCCCGGTCGAGCGGACGATTGCGGTACCAGAACTTCTCATCGATGCCGTAGATCAGCCGCACCGACAGTCTTCTGGTTCGCCGACTCAGGAGGTTCGGTGAAGTCCAGGTCGACCAGCATCCTGCAGACGGCGGTCGCCAGGTCGAAGGCGTAGTCGTGGACGACCTCGTTGCAGAATCTGGATTCGAAGTTGACCGGGTCGAAGAAGTGATCCGCGTCATGCATCACGAGCTGCCACATCCGGTCGAAGCAGGCGCGAATGATTCCGCAGGCCTCCACGCGATTGCGGAAGGGCGGCATTCCGGTCCGACTCTGGCGGAGTTGAGCCTTGATCCGATCCAGAACGTCATCGGTCTTGTTCGCCTGACGTTGTGCTCCGTCGCACGGGCCAAATATCGCATGCAACAGCTTCTGCTCGGCAGTCAAGTCGGCATCGTGGTCAGGCATAAGGTTCCTTTGGTCAATCAGAATGGGACGTCATCCAGGTCGACCGCCCCCCATACCGGGCTGGGTTCCGGCTTGGGGCCGAGCCTGCAGGCGATGATGCGGTCGAACTTTTCGCCGACGACTGACCGGACCGAGATGAACTCGGCCAGCGCTAAGGCACCCGCGTTGGCGCGCTCGACTGCCTGCTCGGCCGTGTCGGGGACTTCGTCGAGAGAGCGTTCCTTCCACCACTGGACCGCCTTCCGCCGGGGCCAGCCGGAGTGCTCGAAGCAGATCCATTCGCTGGCCCAGTGGTCGAGGCCCAGCCGGTAGTCGACGCGCATCGTCTTGGGCGCGGTTTCGTCGGCGTCCTTCTTCGTATGGACGCTGTAGACGACGTCGCGGACCTCCCACTCCTGGTCGATCACTTCGCCGGAAAGGACGCCGCCATTCGCGGCCCGCTCGTCGTGCCTCTTCGCTTTCGGCTTGGGGAACTCGTGGCCGCAGTCAGGGCAGACGCGGTACGCGGCGGCGATCAACGATCGGCAGGCGGGGCATTCCTTGGCGGGAGCCTCACCCGTCCCGCGTGCTGTCGTGTCCTGCACGCGAATCTGGTCGACCGGACCGTGCCGCAGGACGTTGCCGCCGTAGTCGAGGATGAGACAGTCCGACTTACCGGAGTGCAACCGGAACCCGCGGCCGACCATCTGGTAATACAGCCCCGGCGACATCGTCGGGCGCAGGAGCACGACGCAATCCACATTGGGGGCGTCAAACCCGGTCGTCAGAACGTTGACGTTGCAGAGATATTTGAGTGGTGCCTGCTCGAACAGACCGCCACGTTGGTCCCGTCGGAACCGTGCCAGCAGTTCGTCCCGTTCGGCGTCGGGCGTGTCGCCGCAGACGAACCCGCACTCGATCCCGTGCCGCTCCTGGAGCACCCGGCAGACATGCCGCCCGTGCTGGACGCCTGCGGCAAAGATCAGAACGGAGTGCCGTCCCTTCGTCAGTTCCACAACCTCGGCACAAGCGGCTTCGACCAGCGCGGCTTCATCCATCGCCGCTTCGACTTCGCTGGCCACGAATTCCCCGGCGCGGACGCGCAGCCGCGAGATGTCGGCCTTGGCGATCCCGGCCTTGCTGGTGAGCTTCGACAGGAACCCGTCGCGGATTAACTCCCGGACGCCGATCTCGAAGCAGACCGAATTGAGGAAATGGTCCGCACGGCAGATCGGACCAGCATCGAGTCGGAATGGCGTGGCGGTGAACCCGACAACCCGCAGGTACGGACACGCCGCCTTCGCTTCCGCCAGAAACTGCCGGTACATCCCCTCGCCGTCAGCGGGGATCAGATGGCATTCGTCGACCAGGATCAGGTCGAACGCGCCGAGTTCAGCCGCCCGCTGGTAGACCGACTGGATGCCGGCCACGATCACGGCATGCTCGGTGTCCCGGCGCTTGAGACCGGCCGAGTAGACTCCGACCGGCAGCCCCGGACCGACCTGCTTCAGCTTGTCGACCGATTGCTGCAGCAGTTCTTTGACGTGGGCCAGGACCAACACGCGTCCCTGCCACGTCTCCACGGCGTCGCGGCAGATTGTGGCCATCACCGGGGTCTTGCCGCCGCCGGTCGGGATCACGACGACCGGGTTGTCATGGTGATCCCGCAGATGGCGATAGACCGCATCGATGGCCTGGAGTTGATAGGGACGCAGGATCACAGGGGCATCAATCCGTGGTAGCGAAGGTCGCTGGGGAGCATGAACTCGGCGCAGTACCAATGGAGCTGCGAGCGCCACGACGACCAGGCGATTTCTTCATCGCGCTGCGCTTCGAGCAGCGGGTTGTGATGCCGGCGTCGACGTCGGCGGCGAGGGGTTGGATGTGACATTCGGCGCGGGCCTTTCCATCGGGTTCGTGCATCTCGATGACTGCGCGGCGGACCTGGCTGTCATCGAGGTAGATGCCGGCGTGCTGAAGCGAGTCCCACACGCCCTTCTGAAAGTTGTCCCAGTCGCGACGACGACGATCGGGGGGATACAGATGCAGTTCCGCCTGGAGCGGAACGGAAAGAGGCTGCTGAACCCGCCCCGCGAGGAGCGTGCAGACCGCTGCGCGGTACTGCCTCCCCTCGCGGCTGAGGAGCGTGCGGTAGCCCACATGCCGGTAATACCGGTTGACGCTCGGCGGGAACGGCAGCACAAAACGGAGCGTGGCTACCGCGGCTGCCCTGTGAGGGAAGGACATAGAGATGTCCCCAGGGACAGTGTGGGGAAAAACAGGCAGGCGTCTCCCTCGGGAGGTGCCGTGGGCATTGCTCCTGTAGAGTCGCAGGGACGATCGATCGCCGTCTTTCAACGTCGCCGAATGCGTCGATTCTTGTCGTCGCAGCTCAAGCGCGTCGGCAAGTCACGCACGCCTGCCTGTCCGTTTCACGTTCGCCGCCAGGGCGGACCGGCGGAGCCGGCTTGTGCCTGCGCACCGCTGCGCGGAGCTCCGACTACCGGGGTCGTGGTCACCGGGGCCGCCGTCGGTGTGGCGTGCTTGCTGCGATACCCCTTGATCACGTTCGCGGGCTCGTCCGTGTCGGGCCGCTTCTCGACGCGGACCTTGACGAGCAGCGGCAGGTCATGCAGTTCGCAGCTGTCTTTGGGCTCCATGACGCCGACCGCCCGACAGATGGCGGACAGCGTCGCCCGCGCGATCTTCACGGCGAGCTCGTTCGGGTTGGCCATGTTCAGCCGGTCCCAGAGCTTTCGTCCCTTGAAGGGACCGTCGAGCACCTCGAACTCCAGTTCCAGGTACGAACCGGTGCCGGCCTTGGTCGGCTTGTCCTCCGAGTTGGTGATGACGCAGAGGTATTCCCCCGCGGGGATCGGATCGAACGATTCGTTCGGTTCTACCGTATGGGCATTGAACCCGCGCAAGTCGGCCATGAGACGGTCTCCAGAAGGTTGGTGTGTCGGTTCACTGCGCGCAGGGGGAGCGCAGTCAGTCAGCGGGGAAAGGAGTCGGCCGCGAAAAGCGCTACGCGGTCAAGCCGAGATGCTGGGCGTAGTCGCGGAAGTCGAGCGGCAGTTCTTCCGGGAGATTGAGACGATTCTTCGCCATGTGCGCCGGGCGCTCGGTGGTCCGCAGGATGCGGTCGCCGGTGCCGATGCCGCGCGTGCGGGTCTTGTCGAACCCTTCCTCGGTCTGGCGAGTGTGGACCTTGTACGTTGCGAACAGCACCTCGTCGCACCACTCCTGGATCAGCGCCGAGGCGTGCTTGTTCAGCCGGGGCGAGTACCGGTCGTAAGCGTCGGTCTCCGGGTTCTCGAACCGCTCGATCTTCGCGTGGGCGATGAGGATGACCATCATGCCGCGTTCATCGCGCAGCGCCGTGAGACCATCCAGGACTTCGCGCCAGACGTCGAGGGCAAACGTGTAGCCCTTCGCGAACCCGTAATCCTCGATCGACGTGACCGGCCGGCCCTTCTCCGTCGCCGGCTTCCACCGCACGACCTCCGCCCAGATGAGCCGCTCCAGCCAGTCGAGGCTGTCGATCACCACCGTGCCGAACTGGTGCGGCTCGGAGTAGAGCGACATCAGCGCGGCCATCACGTCCTCGAACGTTACCGCCAGTGGGAACCGCGGCGCTTCGATGTCCGCTAGGCCGTCTTCGGTCTGGATGAAGACGGGACTGGGGGCCATCGCCCCGAACGTACTCTTGCCGATGCCGTGAACGCCGTAGAGCATCACGCGGCGGGGCTTGTGGGATCGACCAGTCTCGATCGACTGCAGCAGACTCATCTATCACCTCACTTCGATTCGCTGTGCTTGGTCCCTCTACTGTTAGGCTTTCCGATTCGCGCTTGATCGGGCGGTCGGTTTTTGCTGGTTTTCGGAAAGTTCCTCCGAATTCGTGATCCGCTCCCTCGCGCGTTCCAGGACGCAGCGGATCGTGCGGCGGGAGACGCCACGCCCCCGCGCCACTTCGGATTGAGACTGGTCAGCCAGTTCGCGCAGGACCGCGCGTTCGTTCTCCGGCAACGGTGCCAGCAGCGTCTCCAGGTCGAGGCGCAACTCCGCCTGCTCTCGTTCCTCCAAGGGGAAGCTGCGGTTGATCGCCGACTGGTGGTCGCGCCGGACCTGCG